GGTGAGCGTTATCCTAGACACACGTAGGATAGGCTGCGTGGACTTAAGCACCGCTCTGACCGTCGCAATGTCGGACTCAATCTCATCGGTTCTGTCTTCTGCAGCCGAGATACGGTAGTCTATAGATGACGTATCGGGAGAGCCTGTAACCCCGACCTTCTCTTCGAGCGCCTCGACAGCGTCACATAGATCGTTCCACCGGGAGGACGAGACAATATCGCTAGGTTCGACATCGTCAAATGTATCTAAGGCAGTTGGGAATACTATAGCCATAGTCACCTCATCGCTTCAATTGGAGACACCTGGAACCCGACATCATGTACCCCAAAACCGCTTGTGACTGAGAAGTCGCTCAGGCCGAACTGGATTGACCTCGCGGTGAACATCAAGAATCCAGAGATAGCGCCAGACCCTGACGTTAGCGTCCTCGTCGTAACCGGCGTTGCCGCGTCGTTGCGATAAAGGCTCAGTGTACACGTGACTGGGGCTGTCCCAGCGAAGTGCGCCTGATACCTGGACACAACGACATCGGTGAAGCGCATCTCGGTAATACCTGACAGAATCGCGTATGTCGGTTGAGAGGTGCCATCGAGGTAGTCTGTGTCCATAATATAGACGTACCCATCCGACGCCCCCACGCACAACCTGTCGCCCGCAAGGCCAAAGGATGTAGGTGTCACATTGAACAAAAACTCAGTCCACGGATACCGTACTGTTCCACCAACCAGTCGTGCACACCTCGGGTGCCCCACGAGCACACGGTCATACCCAGGAAACTTTATCAACACGCAACCCGTCCATGGGTCGTACCCTGTAAAAGCCTCGGGTGAATAGTAATCATCTATAGCTGGCATGACAGGATAGCCAATATTAGCCGTTCTCACATCACCATACTCAGTTACACCGTGCAGCGAAAACACACCATCGCCATTCAGAATCCACGCGTCATTAGGTGTCACAACATAATGAGATGGAGCACACGAGATCTGCTGCATCATAGGCTCCTGCGTGAAGTCCTCCGGTGAGGTCCCTGTCAACCTAACCAGATACGGTGCAGTTTCGGTGCCTAGAACGAACAGATTCCCGTACACGGTGATCAGAGCTCCCACTGGATAGGATGACGCGCCATCATCCATAATGCCAACGTACCCACCACCGTCAGCGGTAGACCAGTCGAATGGTGTGTTGACGTTGGAATATCTAACCCACCCAGGTGTCTCTCTACTAACGATCCACAATCTAGAGCCCCAGGCAATGCCCATTGTCGCTGTCGGCGGCAGACCAGGCTTTATGAGCATCAATGTGTGCATACTCGAGCTCGGGCCTGTCCACGAGCTTCCTGTGTAGTAGTACTCCCCACCAAGATGGGCCGACGTGTTGTAATGCACATTCACTGTGGCTGAGCTTGACCCACCCGCGTAATGGACTACAACCACATAGTCTGTGTCTGGATCGATGTCATATGGCGAAGTGAACGTGAACTCAACCGCTGTAGCGCTTGTGCTGAGGGTTTCGGCGGACACGGAAGACGATGTGGATAAAAGGCTGCTCAGTGTCGAATCATACAGACGCGCTGTCACGCTACCGGTAGGAGAGCCTGTCTTACTCAACATGAACGAAACCGAAGTGAGCGGTAACGTGAACCCGGCAGGCCACTCCGGGGTGGTAAACTTCGACCCAGCCATCGTAGTGCCGCCTAAGTAGAGTGAACGTGAGCCGCTGGACGTCAGCGTCAGCGAGGAGTACATGCTTCCCAGATCGCCATCATCATAGCACAGCCGCAGAGACGAGCCGTCGTAGAGCTTCAAGTAGCTCCCGTCGCAGACAATAACGTAGTCAGAGAACGGCACTAGGCGTATCTCGCCGGACGCCTCGGATAGATTCCCGATGAGAGTCACGGTGCCGTCTGCCGACACGTCGTAGAGGTTCTTCTCGGAATCCACCGCCAAGTATGACTGTGTCCACGCGAGGTCGGTGCTCTCAAAAGTAGTCTCGTCGAATCTTGCCAAGTCAAACAATGAACTGGCAGTTCCCTTGATATACGGCATGATGCTCACGACAGAGCCTTCCATCTGTGTAAGCGAAAATCTCCTGAGCCCAGGCCTCGACATCAGCTTACCGTCAGGTGTGAAGATAAAGTTGAGACACTCCGCCAGCTCGCCAGGGAGCAGAGCCTTAGAGTCGACAGAGCGATTCAGGCCGAGGCTGAAGTCGCTCGTGACAAGTTCCTGAAGCCTCTGCTTACGCTGTGAGTTGTTGAGGGAGACTGGGAACGGCATTATCTCCTCCGCAGCCTCATTCTCGGTCGTACAGGCGTCCTAACGGCGACCATGTTGAGCGCCCTTCGCTCCAGCTCGTTATATACCAGCATTGCCGCCGTAGCATCCATTTCTCCACGCAGCCGAGCCTTAGCACAGACATACTCTCCGATCGCGTCATTGAATAGATCCTGAAACGGCATGTTATCGGTGAGAGCCAGATCATCCAGGGCTGTGAAGTACGCGTAGCTCACAGTATACGTGTCATCGGGTGTAGGGAGCAACACGACGCTGGTCGGTGTGAGATAATACTCTTTTGGCTCACCGCCCGAGCTTAGGGAGTAGTCTGCGCTCCTGTCTGGTTTACATGGCTGTAGATATGACGACCCTATCCACACACCGGTGCGATCCACACCGGAGCCAGTATACATTGCCAGAAAACCAGCGGGCAGTTCATAGGAGCTGACGCCTTCAACAGTAGAGAGCTCCCCAAAGCTCAGCACCAGGGGGTCGTTCCTGGCGACAAGCAACTGGTGGACGCACCGTGTTCCTTGGTTGACGTAGACCAGCAGCTCCTGGTCAGACCACATCGTCTTATCGGGGTCGGCGAATCTAACACTTAAGGAATCGATCAGTCCCTGGACGGTCATCCATCCTCCTCATCTACGCACCGCTCACACAGCTCCAGACCATCGACAAGAGTCAGTCTATCTCGCGGAGTAGCGAAGCCGCACCGGTCACACACGAGGACCGAGCTCTCCGCTTCGGACCCCTCTCCCGTGAACAGATCCTCAATCGTTTCTGAATACGTCTCTATCATGCTCTTAAAAAGCGACCCCTCTAGGTAGACCCCAGAGGGGTCTCATATCAGGATGCGGTTGAGATCGTACCAGTGTTGTATGTCGTGATGCTATCGCTGGACATTCCCGCTGTCAGGACAAGCAGGTAGATATCGAACGCGCCGGTATCGGTTCCGTTAGACGTTGTGAACGTGACTTCGATGTCAGCGGTCACCGGGTAGGGCTTCCGAATAAAGATGCCATGGTCGCCCGAGGTGTTCGTCCCGGCAACATATGTCGAGAGCAGTGACCCGCACGTGTTCGCTGAGAGGTACGTCTCATTAGTTCCAGTGGTGGTCGTTGGCCCCGGGAACACATACCCCGTCGACCCCAGGCTAGCGTCAGCGATAAACCCATTAGCAGTGCCAGAGTCATGACTGTTGGTTCCGACACTGACTGTCTCGGTGGCATCGGCCACATTCACGTACAGCCAGGCATCGAGCACGACCCACCCCGCCCGCAGAGTAAAGCCAGTGGTCTTCTCCGTCGCTGTAGTGTTTGCGGCGTCTGCCGCTGACACGGGGAGCTTCACGATAGCGAGCCCGGCGTGTTCCTTGGTGGCCGGGCCGAAGCCCAGCCACCCATTGAGCGCGAGGTTTGTGAAGTTAGTGAAACGCATAGAACACCCCCTGTTACGCGCCGGGGTTGCACGCGATATTCATCGGGTCAACAGATCCCGCTCCCGCGAACCTAGCGGTAACCTTGAACCGGACATCACCGGTGTCGAAGTCACCTTCCCTGGCGAAAGTAGGGGCCTTCCGGTTGAACCAGACCATACCACGCGCCTCATCCAACTCGCCGATGTAGTAGCGAGCGGTCGTGGAGGTGATGTACGGCGTGCAGTGGAACTTGATTTTCGGTCGCGCCTTCACCAGGGCGTTGACGGCGTTGTTGCCGGTCTCGGGGTTCATCTGGCTGCCAAGGAGCTCAGTCAGCTTCCACTCGAGCGCCGGATTGGCGAGGATGTAGCGCACGCCAGCCGTCCGGTTGATCTTCTTACCGGTGTGGTCGGTCAAGGACTCGAACGCCAGGATGTCGTCCTGGAGCGCGTCGAGCGACAGAGACGTAGCGGTATAGTAGTTGGAGTAAGTGGAGCCGTCCAGCTTCGAGTGGGACGAAGAGAAGATGTATTCACCGTCTGCCGACGTCTTTGACGACGCGCCAAGGTTGAACCCGTTGTAAGCCTCGCAATTGATCGTCTCGGCAGCAGAGATGCCGAGCTCCTTCATTGCCTGCTTCATGACGCCGTAGAGGTCGTCCTCGATAGCCTCCTCGGTGATCCTGACGCCGAGGCCCCAGGTCTCAACGACAAACTTCTTAGAGGGGCCCTGAATCCTCGCATCGTAGAAGATAGCTGTACCTTCAGGCTTCTTCGCCATGAGGCCGAGGCCCGACACAGTAGCGATCTCCTCGTAGGACCTGGAGGTCTTCTGGACCAGGATAAACTCACGCCAGTCCTCGGAGTAGCGCTTATAACTGTCAGTTGCCACAAGGAACAAGCCCGGAACGTAGAGCTTGTTAAACCGCGATCTTGCTTCAGTAGCCATCTCTCATCCCTCCTTAGATACCGGCGCTACCGGGCAGGTCGATGTGCTCACAGAACCTCACGAGCACCTCACAGTCCGTACTCCAGGTGTTGCCCTCGACCAAGGCAAGACCGAGGATCCTGAGATTCGCCGCGCTCGTGCTTCCGCTCGTAATGTAGTTGCCGGATATGCCGGTCGTGGTGTTACCTGTGCCGACCACCCAATCCGTGCACAGACCCACGTCAGCCGCTGCGAGAGCGGTAGTTGCGTGGTGGTAATGGATCATGTACACCTGATGGGGGTCGGTGTTCACAACCGCGGTGTACCCCGTCGCATTGCCTCCAGGGTAGTAAAGAGCCGGGGACCCGCCACTATCGAAGACGGCGACCAGGACGCCGAGGTTGTCCGTGTTTCCAGCGGCAGCCTGTGCGATACCCCCGTCCGCCACGAGCTCCACGGCATCGCCGATGTAGATTGCCGTGGAGGACGGGTCAACGTCAAAGTAGAGAAGCGCGCCGGGGTTCTGAGGCCCGACCGGCTTCAAGCCATATCTAGCGGTACCCATAGTATGTTACCTCCTTCCTGTTTCAGTCTGTATCGGATGGGGACACGACATTTCCCTGCCAGTCTGTCTCGACTGGAGCCTCGTCGGGAGTCCGACCGTACCCCCCGGATGTAGTTACCTCCTCAAACCGTATAGGCCCTTCGCTCTTGTCTAGCTGTGCCTTCGCGGTTTCAAGTCGCCGCTCTGACGACCTGATGGCAGCGAGTTTTTTCTGCTCATTGAACGACCGTGGCTGGTAGAACAGGATGTGCGTCGTGTACCCGCGCCGTTCAATGGCCCCGTTTGTCGAGAACAGACGATTCGGCAGAAAGCTATGGTTCGTCCGGTTGACCGGACGCCAGCCCTCCTTCAGATAAAGGTTCAACATGCGCTCGTCGTCCACCTCGACCCAGCAATACGTGTACTCCTTCGCACGCACGTGCTGGTGCGCGCCGGGTTTCAGAGGATCCGGCAGCTCGAACATAGACCTATAAGCCTCATCGAACTGGATGGTGTCCGCGTACCATTCCGCGGGCTCCTCGTGCTGGTTGACGACCTGTTTGATAACTGTGTCAGAACGATCTGTCGAGACCAGCACAGCGGGTTGAGTGTTCTCCGTATCGACGGGTTTCGATTCTTTTGCCATGATTAGCTTCTCCTCTGCGCGAACGCCAAGTACGCGCGGCAGTAGTCCTCAAACTTCGGATATGCATAGGAATCCCACGTCCGCTTGCAAAACTCATACTGCTCCCGCGTAAGACGGGGTGTCGTGGATGATTCCGATCGTGGCTGAGCCTCTACGGCCCCCTGTGAAGCGACACGACGGCGTCGTGACTCGTCCGCTGATTGCGCGTGCACCTTGCGGAGCTGCACATTCGCGTTGGCCTCGGCGACGATGCTGTAGAACGCTTCAGGGGCATGCAAGAGCATCTTTGTGCTCTGCTCGGGGCCGTACCTGGTCATAATGATAGACTGGGCCTCCTTGTACAACTCGCTGCCCTCGTCTGCGATATCGGGGAAGTCGCGCACAAGCCTTTCCTCGACCATACGCTGCCGCATCTGGTGCTCAGCGGCCGCACGTGACGCCTCCAGGGCCGCCTTCTCCTCTTCGGAGCGTCTCCTAAGATCAGCCTCCATGATACGGCTGACCTCATGAGCGTAGAGCTCTGGGTCAAGCTCTTTCAGATGGCTGATCGACTCAAGCGCCCGCTTCCGTTCCTCCTCGGCCCGGCTGGCTTTTGCCTGTTCCCGCACCTCTGCGAGCTGCTTTTCCAAGAACTTGATCTGGGTCGAGTATTCCTCCTCGAGCTTCCGCAGCTTGTAGCCGAGCGCGTCACGGTCCTTCTTGAGCTTGACTGGGTCTTCCGTGACAGCGTCCCGTCGTTCCTGATCTACGCGACGCTCGTGGTGTCGTCGCTGCTCCTCCGCCTCCGGCGCCTCCTGCTCGACCTGTAAGGCTTCGGGGTCCTCGTTGACGTCGTCATGTTCCACCGGTACGTCTTCGGGAAGATCGATCCGCTCTGTCGCTACCTCTTCATAGTCAGCCGGCATAATGGCCTCCTCTTAGGGTTGGGTACTCGGGCTATGCCCGGCGTTGTCGCTCACACCAAACACTCTACGGAGCATTGCCAGTAGTGATGATGTACGTTTCTTCCGCTCTTCCGTGACAGTCTCTTTCGAGTGTGTGAGTGGTATCGATAAGATTATCTCGAGCTCCTGTATCAGGGCCCGTGCTGTATTCAGTCGCGCTGCCAGCCAGACCTCGTCGTCCTGAGTACCTGTCGGTGACGCCAACAGGTGGTGCAGGGAGATGAGATGTGAGACAAGCCTGCGTTCGAGCACCTTCTGGTACTCGAGGAAGTCAGGGTTTGTGGCAAGGTCTCGCAGACTCACAAGACACCTCCCTCGACGATCTGCTGAGCCAGTCTCCTACGAACTGTCGCCTTAGCGTCCTCGATGTCCTTTGGGGTGACCATGCTCTTATGCTGCAACGCTGCGTCCATCTCCATCGAGTCCAGGATGCGGCGCTTCGCGAGCTGTCTCGCGGCCTGCCGTGCTATATCAGCCTCCATTCTCTGGTCTTGGAGTTGTCGACGTGCCTGGGATAGCGCATCGTTGTCAGCGGCCACAGCCTGGATGTCCTGCTGGTGCAGGTCGCTGAGCTTCTGCTGCAGGTACTGCTGTATGACCTGTACGATCTCTGGGTTCTGTTGTGCCGCTTGCACGATAAACGCGAAGGACTGGTCTATATACGCGTCCGGGTTCTTTCGCTCGTAGGCATCCAGCAGGTCTTTGAATAGCTGCATCTGGTTCGCGAATGGGAACGCGGAAGCGATAGTAGCGAGTTCTTGAGCCTCCGCACGTTCCATCATCTGGTTATACACGCTATCAGAGATCCGGATGGAGAAGTCATAATCCTGCTGCAGAGCGTCGACGTCAACCTTACGCAGAACGTCGCCCCCGGGGAGAACGAGGTCGACGTCAGTTGGCATGTACCAGGCGTACAGGAGCATATCGAGCTTAATGACGTCAGCGAGCTGCTCCTTGAGTGGCCTGGCCATATAGGAGTGTCGCACCTGCGCCTCCTGCAGGATCATCTTCATGCCGGACGCGGTACCGGCACCCTGACCCATCTGGATATCCTCGACGCCGCTCTGATAGGATGAGACGGCGATCAGACGCTCAAGGTAGGCAGTGATGAGATTGATGAACTCGATATTTGCTGAGTAGTTAATGCCGAGCTTGGGAAAGCTGATCGACTGTGGGTTGCCGCTGACTGGGTTCGCTCCGCCAGGACTGATGTCGATTTCGTCGGGCAGGCCAGCGTCGGCTCCGTAGAAGAACCACGGGTTGATTTCGACTGTGGCGGAGTCAATCATCTGGTTGGCGCAGTCGTTGATAGCCTGAGCAAGGTGACGCACCTTCTGCGGCACGCCGGTGCCGTACTGTTTGCCGTAGTCGGGGAACAGGATCAGGCGCTTGACTGGCTTACCTCGAAGGCCGTAGAACACATCCCGCACGTACTGCTTGCGGATGATTGTCTCGGTGTCTTTAGCGATAGTGATGATGCACCAGTCCCGATCGCCGGGCTCGAGCTCATACTTCAAGTAGAACGTGAGGATTTCAATGTCCGGGTTATTGAGTTCACCCTGGGCATCATCTAGGTCGGAAGACTCAAGAATGCGTTGTCTCGCGGCCTGTTTGAGCTCAGGCGAAACATCATACACGCCGCCGTTTTCGATACTTTGCTCGACCAGATCGTCGTATTTCACGTACTGTCTGCGGATAGTTGGCGTCTCGTCCCAATCCTCACAGACATCTGGCCCGTACACATCCTCGATGCCAGCGAAGTCGTTCACAACGCGAAAGACTTTCACGTCTTCCTGTCTAATCTCGTCAACGTATCTCTGTTCCACAGGCACGCCGTTCGCGGCGTAGGATGGGACGGCCTCGTCCTGGATACGCTCGCCGGTGATGAGATCGTATGGTACATGGCCGACGAACCTGCGGCCTCGTTTCAGCACCTTTTCGGTGTAGTAGGGGAAGATGTAGCCAGTGCCCTCGATGAGCACCCTATGGACCCAGGATGGGACGCACTTTTGCCACTCGATGTTGTGGGCTAGCGCCCACTCTGCGAACTTCTCGACCTCCTGGGTGTACTGAACGCCATCAGGCGTATTGGGAATCACCTCGATGATATCGCGGTCCTTACCGGCGACAGCGGCCACGAGGCGAGGTTCGATGTTATCCACAACGATCGCCTCGAGCATCATGGAGATGTTCGAACACCCCTCCCATGGGAAGGATTTTGTCGAGCGTTCACCTCGGTACCGCTTCCAGTTATCCTCGACCTCTTCCAGCTTCTTCTGTCTATACGTAGAAGAGCTGTACTCCTCATACAGCGACATGAGGTAGGACACGATGTCGGTACGAGCGCCTTTGGACTCGTTTGTGGTAAGTAGCTCGACAGTGTAGGAGTCGCTATCCTTGGGCACCTTTATCCTCCGTAGCCGACCACTCGTCTGTCTCGGTTCCTGATCTTGGGACGACGCGCTGACCAGGAGCGACCGGCGAGCTTGGCGCAGACGTACTGGAGTGCGTCATGGATATGGGAGTACCGGTTCTTCAGCGGCCTATCCGAGAACACACCGTTCTGCACCTCCTTGTAGCCGTACCCTCCAAGGAAGCCCTGAATGAGTCGGTTACAAGAGGGGTCTATCAGGAGCGCGGGTTCGCCCCGGTAAGTAGCCGTCAAAATGGAGTTGACCGCCTCTCGTCGAGGCTCCCACTCCTTCACTGAAGGCATCACGTTGATACCAACCTCACGCATGAGCTGTGCGTTCGATGTCAAGCCCCCTGACCGTGTCGAGAACTTTGTCTCGCCTGCCGGGTCACCCCAATCCACATAAGATGCGTTCGGGTAAAGGGCGTTGCACTCCTTCTGGACTCTTTCCGCAAACTCGATGATGCCGCTTCTATCGTCCCAGAACTCTCGGAGTACGTGGATAACACCTGGTGAAGGCATGTAGCACACAACGCATGCCGGACAGTTGCCTGTGTTATCCCAGCCTCGATAGAGGGTGAACTGCACGCCTGGCCACACGAGGGTCTGTTTCGCTACGTGGAACGCGTGGCTGAATGCCGTGTAGACATTCTTTCCAACGCGCATAGCGCCAGGCTTACCCTCGATATAGCGCTCAACCCACTCAGGGTCGTTCGCGTAGAGTTTTTTTAAGTCCTCGTAGTAATTCGGATCCAGGTTTTCTGCGTTTTCACCTGGTTTCTGCCAGAAGCCCTCCCCTATTTCCAGACGTTTATCGTCCGGGCCGTAGAACTCATAGTAGTCTGGGCTCTCGATATCGGGTGGGTTCGTGACCTCGATGCCGAACTTTCTCACGATAGGTCTGCCATTATCGTCCTTTGGCCAATCCTTGGCCGGTGGGTATCTACCGATACGCTGTCGGAGGATGTTCTTGATCGAGTGATGCACCTCGGAAGACTCATCGATCAGGTAGCCGGTAATTTCCAACGATCGGAACTTATCGACATCTTCCGGCCTGTCACAAGATCTGAACAGGATCTCTACGGTCAATGGTCTATATGCGGTTATAACGTAAGTTTTCTCTTGTTTATGGAATCTTCCGAAAACAGAGGGTGGAAACCACTCAAAGAACGTGCGCATGGTAGTTGTCCACAGCATATCATTCGTGTTACGCAAAACAAGCCACCGTGTGTTCTTTATTCCGTACACGGTGAACAACATATTCGGCAAAAAGTGGCAGATCTCCATAACGCCTGCCGTAGATTTACCGGAGCCAACCGGCCCGACGAGAGAGCGTATAGTAGCTTGGCTTGCGTGGAACCTCTCGATAGTTGGCGCAGGGTAGTACTCTATTTCGATAGAAGCCTCGCCTTTGATCGAGTACTCTATCGGGTAGGAGTCGTCTATGGTCGGCAGCGCGTTCATTTCTCTTTCTTTGCCTTATTCATGCGCTCGGTGATAATTTCCTGGGTTCCCTTGTAGTCTTTGGTTCGGATCATGACGTTAGTCGCGACGTCCACGGTCTGAGTTTGCCGCCACTTACTGATGTTCTGCATAGCGAAAATGCCGAACTTTGGGTCCATCTGCTTATTCAGGCAGAGCATCGCGACTTTTTCGGCCCGAAGGCGCTGAGCGAGTTCGTACAGTTCCAGCACTTTCCCTCCGAACTCACGGGCGAGGCGCGCATGCAGTTCGGGCTCTTTGTAGCCGCGGCAGAACAAAGCCTGGTTGAAGAATATTTTTGTCGGGTCGGAACACCCGACGTACCGGCACAGGAACTCCATCTCGGCTATAGCCTCATCCTCCGTCCAGGGTGTGTCGGCTGTATGCATGGGAGGGGGGTTGAGGTCGAAGAGGTCGATCTTCAGCTTCTGGAGCTTGCGATAGGTTGTCTTACGGGGGCCCTTCGCGGGCTTCTCGGCTGCCGTGGTGTTGTCACGTTTGTCGCTCATAGCCGATCGAGCACCCCCCGCTGCTTGAAGAACGGTCGAGAGAAGAGGCACACTGCCCAGTACATTGGGTACCTGACGAGAGCGGACTTCCCGCGCACTTCCATAGCCTCCAGGAACACTTTATTCGCGACATCGAAGCTGACGAGGGGTTCGCACCCCTTTCTGAATAAGTAGTCATGGATAACACCCTCGTGATGAGCTCTGTTGCCGTACAGTGCATACACTATAGGCAGCCTGGGCACACTGGCGAAGTCCGTCTCGAAGCCAGTCGGCACGAACACTACACCAGCCAGAGCCGAGTAGTACACCAGGGGCTTGGTCAGGCGCCACACGGTATCGGAGCACGCCTCGCACTCCAGCGGCGTTATGAACTCTGGCGTCATCGTAGCCTGCATGAGGATCAGCCTCGCTCTCTCTCGTGCCCCAGGTCGCTCATTCCCTCGCTCCGAACAGCCACCTGAACGGCGCCGTGATGTAGCCAAGGATGCGATCGATCAGAGACGACGCGACAGGCTGGGCTTTAGTGGCGATCTCAGCAGCGGCGATGTAAGCGATATCCTGCTTCGTAAAGGTAATGCCAGAGTTCAGGAGGTTGACGATCTCCCGAGGCACACCAACAGTTTCGCCGTACTTACGCACCCACTCCGCGCGCGCTTCACGACCCTTCAAGAGCGCCCAGTAGAGGGCCACCTGCGCGTCCGTAAAAGCGCCTTTCGCTAATGTTTGATAAAAGAGCCTCAATGCTTCCCGATCAGCCTTATCCATAAATCCTCCCGGGCTACAAGAGCCCTCGCACCATGTACCCCGCCAGTCCCATAACGCCCGACCCAACGGTCGAGATTGCCCACCAGATAAGAGACTGCTGCCGCTTCAACCGGTCAAGCTCCATCTTTATGCCTGGCGCGCCATTGCCCACAATGGCGCACTCTATACGAGATAAACTTTCTTTGATTTGGGACATATCATGCTCCAGGAGGCTGAGGCGAGTCTCAAACTGCGGCTCTGTCATAACGACCAGTCTCCATTACACGGGCAAGTCTCTCGCACCGCGCTGGCGTCTGCTTATGCCACAGACTCTGTCTCATCGCTTCAGCGGCCCTACGATACTCCCCACTACGAATGCACTCGAGCATCGTGGTAAACTTGCTCACAGACGCCTTCCCTAACTGAAAGACCATCTGTACGAGCACCTCTCTTCTCTCCTCAGAGAGCCTCGACCATGCCTCACCGAGGATGCTCTTCGCGCCCTCCGTTGCGTCGAGAACAGCCCTATCCAAGAGCCACTCAGCCATCTCCTCGGTGATACGCCCATGCTGTGCCAGATGGAAGTCTATAAAGTTGGGGAGCTTACGCGCATCAAGGTTCCAACCATAGCCTATTGTCCGGTGGCCGGTAGGACACCGGTAAGGCTTCAGGGAAAGCCCCTCATCGGACCGGAGCACCCCTTTGATGCGATCAATGTTCACTCCGTTCACAAGCACACTCCCGCAGCGCCAACTTGACGAACCTGAGAAGCTCCTCGAGCAGCTCTTTTTCCAAAGAGACCAACGCGTCCCTCCCAGCGATGACACGCTCCATCAGCGTACTAATGCGCCAAGAACACGCGACAAGATCCTCCGGCACAAACGTCACCACGTCAGGCATCCTCTCCATCCCCTAACCCTTCTCCGCGACACCCTTCGACAAGCCTCAAAAGAGGCACTCGCCACGGCCTACAACCAGGATACCTGTCGGAAGGGCTAACCAACTCACACGCACCCCACCACTAACGTGCTCGACCCCTCTTCCGACTCATCTTACTAAACGTCTTGGCTAAGGCCGCTTGCCTCTTGGTCTTCGTACTAGCCCTGCTCCCCTTACGCAAGACATAGTCAGCATACTCCTGTACAGACATGCCAGCAGCCTTGGCCTTCCTAGTAAAAGCACCTTTGTCTAAATCCCTGGGGATCCACTTCCTCTTGACTGACTTCCCCATACACAACCTCACTCAACAGCACCCTATCCTCGTTGAGCGCCGCCTCTAAGCGGCGCTCGATGAACAAAAAAAGAAGCAATGCTAAACCAAGTAACGCTGTATTATGTATTAGTTTTCTTGGTTAAGCATCTCTTCTCCCTGGCTTCTGTTATAGTTAGACTCCCACGTCACAAGTTATAGTTTTTATAACTTGTGATGCTCTGAACTTTGTAAAGGATTCACGGTTTTTTGTAAAAGTTTTGCAAACGCTTGTAACGTTTTAATATCACTCAGGGAAAATTTTCGGGGGAGCCTGAATCATCCCACTGAAAACCCTTAACGCTACCATCTCTAGGGTTAGATTGACATGCGAATCGTTACACTTCGTTACACTTGATGAAAGTGTAACGTTTGGTAACGTTCCGTAACGTTTGTATATGAACCGTAACGTTTTTTGGCTTAAAAGTGTAACGTCTGTAACGTTCTATAACGTTCTGTAACGTTCCGTAACGCTTTTTAAGCTAAAACCACAAAGAAACTGGGAAAAAGCGTGTAAAAAATGCAACAGTGGGCTATTGATTATGGTGCGGAGACCATAACTAGATTTGGGCTTAGTGTATAAAAATTATAAGGTGTATAAAAAGTATACAGGTTGGCGGAAATGGGCCTGTTCTCAAGCACATAGCTAGGTTCAGGGATGGGACCCGTGCGGGCGGGCTGGGGGCCCTGGTAGGGGGTGCCGGGGGGTGCCGGTCCATATGATCCGGTCCGTACCGACGGGTCCAGGTGCCCGGGACCATAAGGGCGAGCCGATGTAACGCCTTGAAATAACTCGTCTTGAGTGGCCGATAATATGTGTTATGTTAAATAGACCGGCCGAGCAGAGGGCTGGATGGATCGAGACAAAGAACGATGCGTGGCCTGGATGATGTCGTTGATTCGGCGTAGATGGGG